TTAGCCGTAAATATTCTGGTTGATCGCCAGATCGTGTTTGGCCTTCCCTGCATTGGAGTCCCACTCGATGACGCCCTGTGGCCCGCCGTCCCCCTGCCTGTCCCGGGTGCCGTCGTCCGCGACGCGGCTGATCGACCACTCCACGTAGTACTTCCCGGAGTCACATTCGATCCTCCGATCTGCCGAGATGGTTTCGCGGTGCGAAGGCTCGCAGCATCGCTTGGTCCTGATTTCGGCGACCCGGTCTCTGTCGTACCTGCCGCCGCCAGACCATTGGTACTCCGAGTAGATGGCGGCGAACAGCCCCACGGAGTGTTGGCCTCGCTGGGTGGGGGCCGCGCGGGCGACACCGGTGGACGTCCAGATGTCGTACGCAAACTCGAACTCCGGCTCCCACCTAGCGGAGTTCAGGTCGGGCACTTCCACGCCCCAAATGGGACGGCCTGACTGGTCCTTCTTGTTCATCATCTGGTAGCGGAGGCGGGGGTGGAACGTGAACTCGCCGCAGACCTTGTGCCAGTCGTTCGAGGTCCACTCCGATTTGGACTGCTTCAGCTCAGACATGAGTACCGCCTACCGGAAGTAGGGCCAGCGCGGTATGCCCGGCTGTCGTGGCCATTCCGGCACGGCAGGAAAGCACATAGGACATCAAGATCCGCCTCCTTATGCGGTGAAACCGAACAGATGATTTTCCTCGGGGAGATCAAGTGGAACACCGGGAGTAGAAAATTCACTCGTTGGAACCCCCCTCAAGCCCCTTACGGGACACCAACAGCATCCCGATGAGCTGCGACGAGCCTCCGCCCCTTGTTTGGATGTGCCCCCATGCCCCGAAGACCCCGCCCCCTTGCAGTGTCCCCGGGTGCCCCGAGCTGACCCGCGCCGGTGGACGCTTCGAGAAGCCTCAGCGCGAGACCGAGCGGCAGCGCGGGAAGGAGTCCCTTGTCCTGGCACGGCAGTGACCGACGCTCCCGCCTACCGGCGGACTGGCAAGTCCGTCGCCTTTCTGTCCTGAAGCGGGACGGCTTCCAGTGCGTGGCCGTCCTGCGGGACACGGGGGCGCGTTGCACGGCGCCGGCCACGGACGTGGACCACATCGTCCCGGACGACGACCACGCCCCGGCGAACCTTCAGGCGTTGTGTCGTTGGCATCACGCGCGGAAGTCCAGCGTGGAGGGTGCGGCGGCTCGGCGGAGGTGGGTGTCCAAGCGGAGGCCGGAGGCGCGACACCCCGGTGAGCTGGCGTAAATAGCCGCCCAGTTCGACGAGGAGATGCAGCCGGCGCCCTCAGCGGGCCAGGAGTGCCGGGGCCGCTCAGATCCAAGCGTATTTGCAGTTGAGTCACGGCCTTGATCCCTGGGGGATGCCCCCTCTATCCCGGATTGAAAGACCGAAGCGTGATAGCAGCTCCGGTTCTGTACGGGTTCCAAGGTCTATGTACGAAGCGAGACCCACGCCCACGGGGGCAGGGCCTCGCTCGGGCGGCCTCTCTTAGAGGGTCAGGTGCGGTTGCACATCGCGTACGCCCTGGCCTTGTTGTATTGGCCGACAGTCTTGTTGATCCAGCCCTCTCCGTTCATCGCGGGCCTGTCCACGTAGATCGCGAAGCTGGGGCTTCCTGCGTTGGTCATGGTCCACGCATCAAACTGGTATCCGCCACCGACGAGGTGCGTACCGTCAGGGCACTTGGCGTACGACTCTTGTTTGGGACCGGCCTGGTTGCCCTCGACGATGATGGGTTTTGCCGAGGTGGTTGCGTTGGCGTTCGCACTGCTGATGCTCAGCGGAACGACGACAGTGGCGGCTGTGATGATTGAGGATGCGGCGGCAGCCTGCCAGGCGGATAGCTTCATACGCATGATGTGGCTCCTGGTCGCTGGATCGCCCGATGGGGCGATTGGCCTTGCGATCGTGGCAGATCGAGCCCGGTGGTTGTGTTAGCTGCCCAAGAGCCCTTTCATCGACTCCACCCGTGTGAGCCATCCAGTTTCGTGCTCGTTCGCGGCATCTTCGAATGGTTCGCGTATCCGTGCTGATTTGTCCGACAGCTGTGAGCGCACGGATACCGTACAGCGCTGTCCGCGTGGCCCTGGGGAGTTGGAGGTAACAACCATGCCGGGCCCTGTCCCGAAGCGCAGTGATCAGCGCCGAAGGCGCAACGAGCCGGACGGCCCGACCCTGGTGAAGGCGGAGGCTGGCAAGGCCCCGACGATCCCCCGGGCCTCCGGCGACTGGCACCCCATTGCGAAGCGGTGGTTCCAGTCCCTCAAGGACTCGGGCCAGGCGCAGTTCTACGAGCAGTCGGATTGGCTCACGGCGGTGTATGTGGCGGAGGCCATGAGCCGGAACCTGGGCCAGAGCAAGTTCAGTGCCCAGCTTTTTCAGGCGGTCATGTCGGCCATGACTGACCTACTGACCACGGAGGGCGCCCGGCGTCGGGCCCGGGTGGAGCTGGAGCGGGACAGCGCCGGGGAGGACCCGGCGGAGGCGGCCCGTGTGACTCTCATGGATGCGTATCGGAAGGCAGCGGGCGGTGGTGGCACGACTGGAGCCCGTACGCACGTGGCCGGACACCGTGCCGGACGCGACGCGGACCCTGGGCTGGGACGTGCTCCTGTGGACCTCCCGCTACCTCCTCCAGCCTGACGGCCCCGACGCGGGCCAGCCCTGGCGGTTCACCCCGGAACAGGTCCGGATCGTGCTCCGCTGGTTCGAGATCAACGACGCCGGGGAGTTCACCCGGCGGCAGGGCACCATCAGGCGCCTGAAGGGCTGGGGGAAAGACCCGTTCCTGGCGGCTCTGTGCGCCGTGGAGTTCGTCGGCCCGTGCCGTTTCGGCGGATGGCGGGAAGATGGCACCCCGATAGCCGTCCCACATCCGGCTCCGTGGGTCCAGGTCTGCGCGGTCAGTAAAGACCAGACCCGCAACACCATGCGCCTGTTCCCGGGCATGTTCTCTCCGGAGTGCATTGCGGAATACGGCATCGACCTGGGCAAGGAGATCATCTATGCCCGCAGTGGGGCGGTGATTGAGGCCGTCACCAGTTCGCCGCGTGCGCTGGAGGGCGGCCGATTACCGCTCCACATTCGTGGTGATGAACGAGACCCATCACTGGATCTCGTCCAACGGTGGCCACGAAATGGCGATGACCATCGCGGGCAACGTCGGCAAGTCGCGCGGTGGTGGCGCTCGAACGATGGAGATCACGAACGCCCCGTTGCCGGGCGAGGAGTCCGTGGCGGAGCAGACTTGGCACGCCTGGTCGAAGTTCGCGGAGGGCAAGAGCCGGGCTTCCGGCATGTATTACGACTCTGTGGAGTCCCCGCCGGTTGACCTGGCGGACCCGGACCAGCTCCGGGCCGGCATTCTCGCGGCGCGTGGTGACGCGGACTGGCTGGATGTGGAGTGGATCGTCTCCACTATCTACTCCGGACACATGCCGCGGAGTCGGTCCCAGCGCATGTTCCTGAACCAATTGGTCACGGCAGAGGACCAGTTGATCAGCCCGGAGGACTGGGACGCGTGCGCGGTGGGTGACCGCCTGGTGGACGGCGACGCCATCACCTTGGGATTCGACGGTGGGCGGACCGACGACGCCACGGCCCTGGTAGCCGTCCGCGTGCGGGACCGCCTGATAGTCCCCCTGGCCGTGTGGGAGCGGCCCGACGGCCCGGCCGGGGACGGCTGGGAGGTGGACCGCCAGGCCGTGGACGGTGCGGTCCGCAACGCCATGGAGCGGTACGACGTACAGGCATTTCACGCGGACGTAGCGCTCTGGGAGTCCTACGTGGACGCATGGTCAGAGGACTACCGGGACCGCCTGGTCATCAAGGCGTCCCCGCAATCTGCGGTGGGTCGGGATATGCGCGGTGGCCTCCAGGAACTGACGTTGGCCAACGAACGGTTGGTGTCAGCCGTGGAAAACAGCCAGGTGCGACACCCGGGAGAAGCGATTCCCCTGGGCCGCACGCTGCGTCGGCACGTGCTCAACACCCGGCGCCGACCGAACCGGTACGGGCTGAGCTTCGGCAAGGCCAACCGGGAGTCCGCCCACAAGATCGACGCCTACGCGGCCATGTTGCTGGCTGACCTGGCGAGACATCGACTCATCGAATCCGGCAAGACGCGGCCCTCCGAACGATCGGGGGCCGTCTTCTTTTTCTAGGAGCGGCGCAGCGTTTTGGCAGTCACGAATTCCTCCCCCGTGGAGCTGGCAGACCTCGGGTTCTCCCGGCTCCGCGCGGACCGTGAGCGGCTGGACCGAATAGACCGGTACATGCGCGGCGAGCATGACGGGCCGTACATCCCCCGCAGCGCCACAGAGGAATACAAGCTCCTGGCGAAGCGGGCCATTTCGAATTGGCTGCCGCTGCTGGTGAAGACCCCATCCCAGGCTATGGCCGTGGACGGCTACCGGCGGAGCGCGGGCCCCGGCGGGGACGCTCCGGAGGAGACCCCCGCGGAGTGGCGGGCCTGGCAGGACAACCGCATGGACGCCCGCCAGACCCCGGTCCACCGGGCCGCACTCACCTACGGCCAGGCGTTCGCCACGGTCCTGCCAGACCCGGCGAGCCCGGCTCGGCCGGTCATCCGGGGGGTGTCGCCCCGGCTCATGCACGCCTCCTACGAGGACCCGGCGGCCGATGCGCTCCCGCTGTGGGCGCTCCAGGTGGAGACCGTCCCGGACGCGGAGGGCGTGGAGGCGCGGGCGTGGCTGTACGACGCCACCCACGTCTATGACTTCCTGGTGGGCGGGAAGGGCGGCCCCCAGCTCCTGGCGTCTCGGCCCCACGGAATGGGGGTGTGCCCGGTCGTGCGCTTTGCGCCGGACATCGACCTGGAGGGCCGGGTCACGGGCGTGGTGGAGCCCATGATCCCGATCCAGGACCGGGTCAATCAAACGGTGTTTGACCTGTTGGTTTCGCAGACATTCGGGTCATTCAAAGTCCGGACGATCAGCGGGATGGCGCCCGAATTCCGGCGTGATCCGAAGACCGGGGAGATCCTTTACGACGCCAACGGGCGCCCACAGGTGATCCCCATCCAGGCGGACGCATCGCGGTTCCTGGTCGCACCTGATGCGGACACCAAGTTCTCCCAACTGGACGAAACCCCGCTCTCGGGGTTCCTGGACGCCATCGAGCTGGCGACAAAGCACCTGGCCGCGCTCTCCCAGACCCCGCCCCACTACCTGTTGGGCTCCATGGTCAACCTGAGCGCGGAGGCCCTGGCGGCTGCTGAGTCCGCGCTCTCCCGCGCGGTGGATGAGTACAAGCACGCCATGGGGGAGTCCTGGGAACTGGTCCTGTTCCTGTGCGCCACGGTCGTGGGCGCGGAGCCGGACCCCCGGGCCGAAGTCCTCTGGAAGGACGCGGAAAGCCGCTCCCTGGCCCAGACGGTGGACGCCCTGGGCAAGGCCGTGACCATGCTCAACGTCCCGGCCCGCGTCATGTGGTCACGCATCCCGGGTGTCACGGCCCGGGACGTGGAGGAGTGGGCACAGATCCAGGAGGCCGACGACCCCGGCCTACGCATGGCGGACCGTATGGCGTCGGCCGTGGCCCCGCCACCGGGTACGGAGCGCTTGGCCGGCGGTGACGGTGAGTAGAGCAACAGCGGCCCTGCTCGATGAGCACTGGCGCGCACAAGCCCGCATCGGTGCGGGCGTCTCCGCCCAGTCTCTGGCCCAGTGGTCGCGTGTGAACCCCCACTCCCTGGAGGGGAACGGTTCGGCGTGGCTGGCCTGGATGCTGGCGCTCATCCGTACCGAGCGGCGCCGGTCCCGGAGCCAGGCGGCGGCGTTCTACCGCCTCTACCGAGCCCTGGAGACCGGCCACACCCTCCCGCCCCTGTCCCGGGAGCACGTGGGCGAGACCACGACCCTGGGGGAGCTGCGGGAGGATTGGGCCCAGCAGACGGACACGATCCGCACACCGGAGTCGGACGACGGCGAGGAAATCCGGCTGGACGGCTTCGACTGGCCCGACGAGCCGGAGGACGCCCACGACCGTGCGGCCGTGGCGTCCCTGGTCTCCCAGGGCCCCGCCAAACTGCGCCAGAACGTGGCCCAGGTGGCCGACGAGCAAGCGCGCGGCAGGCTGGACGAGGCCGGGTTCCTCCAGGAGCTGGAGGACGCGTCACAGACGGCGGGCCGTGCCTCTGCCGGAGCGGCCGACCGGGAGGCCCTGCGGGCCGGGCGGGACCTGATCGACCAGGCGTCGAAGGAGGACCGACGCGCCCTCGGTTGGGCCCGCGTCACCGACGGCAACCCCTGTGCGTTCTGCGCCATGTTGGCCAGTCGCGGCGCCATCTACTCGTCCCAGGCCACGGCGGCCAGTGGAGGGCGGAGGAAGCCCCGGGGATCGGCTGACGGGCGGGCCCGCGCGAACAGGCGGCCCCCGGTGTCCCGGGAGGACCTGACCCGGTACCACAACGGCTGTCATTGCCAGACGGTCCCGGTGTTCAGCCGGAACGACTTCATGACCCCCGACGCCCGGCGGTTCGACCACGAATGGCGGGAGGTCACGCGCGGCAAGGCGGGCGCGGAGGCACGCGCGGCCTGGCGGCGCCACATCGAATCATCACGTTGACCGGAGGCCACCACATGGCGGAGAATCCCACCTCGACCCCGACCGACTCCCAGTCGGAACATGTTCCGACTGGCGACGACGATGGCCAGGAGGCCCCAGTCCAGGCGCAGCCACCGGAGGCGGAGGACGAGGGCCAGGAGCTGGACGGCGACGGCCTCCGTACGGAGCTGAAGGCAGTACGGGCAGAGGCAGCGAAGTACCGCACCAAGGCCCGGGAGACGGCAGAGGCCCTGAAGGCGGCCAAGACCCCGGAGGAGTACCAGGCCGTGGCCGACCGGGCGGCGGAGCTGGAAACGGACCTCCACCGGGAGCGTCTGGCCCGCCGGTACAGCCTGCCGGATGCTCTGGCGGCCCGGATCTCCGGCGCGGATGACGACGCCCGCGAGGCAGACGCCAAGGCGCTGGCGAAGCTGTTCCACGGCCGTGGCGGGGGAGTGGGCCGTGGCGGCCTGGACCCGTCGGCCAAGTCGGTCTCCAACGATCCGGGAGAGCTGGCGGCCAGCATTCCCCGCGCTCGCCGGTAAGGCGAGCTAAGAAAGTCCCGGGCCGACACATGCATGCGGCGGCCCGGGACCGTCATTTGCTCATTGAATTGCGGACGGCGTTGACGAGCTTGTCACGCGGAGTTGCCGTTCCGACGTGAAGACGACCCAAGCCAGCCAGCGGAGCGCGATGCGGCGGTCAGCGCGACCGTCACCGCCAATAGCGCGATGGTTGGTGCGGCGCTGGACTGCGGACGTACGAAGAGCAGGACCGCCGCCGCAATCGTTGCGACAGACAGGGCTGCGAGTGCGCCCCTCGCCATGAGGATCTTCTGCGACTGCTTCATGACGTCACTCCTGCTCATCCGAACGGGTTGCAAACCACGGCGCCGTACGGAGGAACCCCCACCGCGTACAGGATCGACCAACCATTTTCATGCTGGCAGACGTACATCTGGGCAACCAACAATCCGGCGACCGCCCCGACAACCGGAGCCGCCGGCCCAGTCGCTCCCATGGCCGCCGCCAGGCCGGAAACGCCACCCACAGCGCCGATCCCGCCTGAAAGCTTGCCGATCAGGTACTTGTCCATCCCGAATTCAACGCCGTACCAGTGCATTTTGACGTAGCCGTGCTTGCCGGACGAACTCATCGCGGACTTCGCTTGAGCGGCGCTGGACCCGGAAGCCGTCTGCGGCGCCGGAATCTTTCCGTCCTTGACGTAGCCATTCATCTTGTCGATCTGACTCTTCAGCTTCTGAAGATCAGCCGCCGGTATCTGCGAGAATGCGTTCGCAGGAGCGTCGAGCTTCCAACCCTCGGGGCTGGAAGTGACATACGGATCAAGCTTCTTGATGGACGCACCCAGAGGATTTTGGGCCAGTGCCTTGGCCTCGGATGACGCACTTACCCGCGAGACTGGCTGATCGGCGGCAACGGCAGCGGGCGCGGCGATGCCCAGCGTTACGGCAAGAGTTACGGCAGATGCGGCGGCCCTCAAGCTGCGGCGAGTGAACAAGAAATTCCCCCTGCTTTACGCGAATGGGTATCCGCACATGAGCGGACTTTGGTCGTGATCAACACCATCAGTCCTGTGAAGTGAATGTCAAATGAGTGTCACTGGTGCCAGAGTTCCCCAATTTGATGATGTGTTATTGCCTATCTCCATGGCATTTCATCTTGAATCTGGCTCCGTCAGCATAAACCTGGCATACGAGGCTTTACGTCCTTGTGGGTCGGGCGTAGGGTCCGGGGCTGGGTAGGCGCATCAGGACCGGGGGCGCCCCGATGAGGGCGCGGAGTGGAGGCCCGCGGGGGCTGCGGAGCTGGCGTTCATGTCGGAGGGCGGACGCCCGCCAAAGTTTAAGTGGCGGCAAATTCAAGGGGTTTCACCATCCAAGGGCCCATGGATATGCCGCGTGTGCTGACCCAGGGCCCCTGCTTTGAGCGGAGCACATGGCTAACAGCTTTCTGAAGTCCGAGAAGATCGCGGCGACCGCGCTGGGTCTTCTTGAGCGGGAAATGGTCCTGTCGCGTCTGGTGTGGACCAACGGCGGGTTCGATTTCACCGGCGCCAAGAACGACACCGTGACCATTCGGATTCCGGCCCAGCTTGAGGCCCGCGAGTACGAGTGGCGCAACGACCGGTCCTCGGACATCGTCCTGGACGAGCTGGCGGAGGACTCCACCACCGTCACGCTGAACAAGGACATCTACAGCGCCGTGGCGATCACGGACGAGGAACTGACGCTGGATATCCGGGACTTCGCGTCTCAGGTCCTCCAGCCCCAGGTCAACGCCGTCGCCAAGGCGATTGATACTGGCGTGGCGAACATGATTGAGACCGCCACCTACAGCAGCACGGTCACGCTGGACGAGGCGGACCCGTGGAAGGGCCTCATTGATGCCCGCGCGGTCCTGAACAAGGCGAACGTTCCCCAGGAGGGCCGTACCCTCCTGATCGGCGCGGACGTGGAAACCGCCCTACTGAAGTCCAACCGCATCGCGGACGTGTCCCAGTCCGGTTCGGACTCGGCGCTCCGTGCCGCGACCATCGGCCGCCTGGCCGGGTTCGACCTGGTGGTGTCCAATGCGATCAACCCGCGCGCCGCGTATGGCTTCATCCCGTCCGCGTTCGTCCTGGCGACCCGTGCTCCGGCCATCCCGGCCGGTGTCACTTCGGGTTCCTCGCAGTCGTACAACGGTCTGGCCATGCGGTGGGTGCGCGACTACGACGCGGCAAAGCTGCGGGACCGCTCCATCCTGAACGTCTACGCCGGGTACAACGTCATGACGGACCCGGTGGGCGGAGGCAAGAACCCGGCCAAGCGCCTGGTGCGCGCGGTGAAGCTGGACATGCCGACCGCGACGAAGCCCCCGACCGACAAGTAGGGGTCTTCATGGAGCCCCTTGCGGACGTGGCGGCCCTGGAACAGCGTCTGGGGCGCTCCCTGGTTGGGGAGGAGCGGGCGCAGGCGGAGGCGGCTCTATCGGACGCCTCCACCACCGTGCGGGCGTATGGAGATGCCTGGCCCGACCCGGCCGAGGCCCCGGCCATCGCGGTAGCGGTCACGCTGGCGGCTGCGGAGCGACGGGTGAGGAACCCGGAGGGGTACCGGTCGGAGCTGCAAGGCGCCTACCAGTACCAGCTTCCGGCATCACTGCCTGTGGGCGCCGGCCTCACCGATGGTGAAGCCCGGTTGATCCGCGCGGCCGTTGGCGCGTCCGGGGTGTTCGCGGTGCCCGTGGAGTCCTTGGGGGGTTCGCTGTGAGCCTCCTGGACTCTGGCCCGGACATCGTGACCGTGTTCCCGACCGTGCCCGTGGACGACGGGTACGGCGGCACCAAACCGGGCCCCGGCCAACCGGTGATGCTCCGGGCCCGCGTCCTCCCGGCCACCAGCGACGAAAGCGGAGAGCCGGGATATCTGACTGGCACCGAGTACCGCGTGTACGCCCGCGCCTTCCCGGCCGGGCCCTGGTCCCGCGTCGAGTGGGCCGGACACATCTGGGCCGTGGTCGGTGAACCCCAGCACTTCGGCGGCTCCCGGCGCCTGGCACACGACGTGGCGACGATCCGGAAGCGGGGATGACGTGGCAGAGGTGAAGCCCAACCTGGACAGCATCGTGGCGCACATGCCCGGCGTCCGGGACGCCGTGGCGGACGAACTGGAGCACCGGGCGGACCGCGTGCGGGCGGTGGTCGAGGCGCACCGGCACTCCGGAGCCTTGGCTGCCCACACCAGGGTCCGCACCAACCGGACGGACTCCACGGTCACCCTGGAGGACCCGGCGGTTTTCGCCATCAACTACGGCCACCTGGCGCCCAACGGCCGATGGGTGCCTGGCATTCACGCGATTGAGGCCGGCCTATGAGGCCGGTACTCCCCGATGTGGACGCCCTGGTGGTGGACGCCTTCCGCGACGGCCTGAGCGGCGCCACGATCCGGGTGGCCTGGCCCGAGGACTGGACCGACCGGCTCCCCCTGGTGGTGGCCCGCCGGGTGCCGGGCGGCTCCTCCAATCCCCTCGGCATCGACGTGGCCCTGATCGACGTGCAGGCGGCGGCCACGGACCGGCGGGAAGCATCCCGCCTGGCCCGCGTTGCGCGCGTGGTCCTGGCGGACGCGTGCCTGAAGCAGTGGCAGGGCCCTGACGGCTACTTGAGCCGCTTTGAAGACGTGACCGGCCCGGCGGAGATCCGGACCGGAGAACCCACGGCCGGACCGGATCTCTTCCGGTTCCAGGCCACCTACCGCGTGACCGCGCGGCCCATCTGACGCACCCTGGAGGCGGCCCCTTTGGCCCTGATTGACGATGCCGCGTTCGTCGCGGCAGGCGGTTACATCTACATCGCCGACCCGGACACGGCCAAGCCGACCGATATCAAGGACCCACTGGCCCCGGGGAACGGCTGGGAGTCCATCGGCCACACCAGCCTTGACGACCTGCCGGAGTTCGGCCGGGACGGTGACGACCCCGAAGTCAAGGGATCGTGGCAGAACGTGAAGCTGCGGGCGACCACGCCGGACGTGACGTACTCCGTCACCATCAAGTCCATCCAGGCCACGGCCCTGACGTACCAGCTCTATTTCGGAGCGGGCCCCGCGGCCGTCCAGGCGGACAAGTCGTTCCGTATCCCTGCCCAGCCCCGGCCGCAGACCAAGGCCCTGTTGGTTGTCCTGGTGGACGGCGCCAACTACCTGCCGCTGTGGCATCCGCGTGTCTCCCTCCTGGGCTCGGACGCCGTGGGCCTTGCGGCGGATGACTTCGTGTCCTTCCCGATCAAGGGCACGTTCCTGGGCTCCAGCCTGATCGGCAACGCCATCGGCGAATGGGCCCAGATCGCCGCACCGGAGGCGCCGCCCGTACAGGGCGGCGGAGGCGAGTAGCGCCCTCACGTTGCGTAGAGCGCTGGCTGAGCGCTCCGTGACCGCCTTCCGCCCGGACGGTCCCCCGGGTGGGAGGGCCTGCATTCCCAACGGACCGCACCACCAACAACTTTGGGGAACACACCTTGGCACTTTCTTGCACGGAGATGATGGCGGAGGCTGCGGCGGAGTACGCGGGCCTGGAGCTGGAGACACGGGCCGGTGAGTCCGTGCAGCTCCGCAACATCCTCATGCTTCCGGACGACGGCCTGAAGGCCGCCCGGGACATCCTCGCGCGCTTCGGTGAGACCGGCGCGGAGGACCTGGAGGAACTGGTCCCACAGATCCGGGACCTTCTCCTCCTGGTGGCCGACGACCCCGCCGCGCTGAAGGCGGAGATGGCGGACTGGCCGCTGGCCGTGTTCGTCCGAACTGTTGGCGCCTGGCAGGAGGAGACCCAGGTGGGGGAAGCTCCGCGCTCGGACAGCTGATCACCGAGGGGCACGGCGGGGCGCTGCGGGCAGACCTCCAGCGCTACTACGGCCTGGACCTGGCCGACGTGTGGAGGGGCACCCTCACGCCCCGTCGGGCCTGGCAGTTGTCTGAGCACCTACCACCGGATTCCGCCCTGGCCGCATCGCTGGCGGGCGGTCCCGAACACCGGGGGTGGACGGTCCAAACCCACCTCCTGGCCCAGCTCGTCAACGCCGTGAGGTTCGCCGACGCCAACAACGTCCGCGTCTCCGGCGGACGACTCAAGCGGGAACCCACACCCGTCAACGTTCCACAGGTCAAGGCGGACAAGCACGAGCGCCCACGCCTTGACCTGTCCAACCACCCCTTGGCCAAGCCCATTGCACCCAGGGGGTAGTCCATGGCTGGGCCCGGAGGCCGCGAGGCCGGGCGGCTGGCGATCCGCGTCCTTCCCGACACATCGAATTTCGCCACCAGTCTCCAGCGGTACCTAGACCGCGTCGAGCGGCGAGCCCGCGTTCAGGTCCAGGCTGTCCCGGACCTGACAGGGTTCCGGGAGCGGCTGAATACCCAACTCGCCCGCGTGCGGGCCCGGGTCCGCGTCAATGTCGATCCGGACCTGTCCGAGTTTCGCGACCGACTCCGCGGTCGTCTCCAGGGCGCGAACGCCGCTCTCGGTGTCCGCCTGGAGGTCAACGAACGCGAGATAGCCCGGCTCCGTCGGGAGCTGGCACACATCACGCCCCCGCTGACCATCCCGGCCCGCGTGGACGTGGACCGGGACCGGCTGGCCAACCTGGCTCGGGACGTGACCTCTCTGGGGGACGGCTCGGGCGGCGCCGCTCGAAAGGTCCTGTCCCTGGCGGGGTCCGTCGGGAAGCTCGCCACGATGGCCTCCAGCGTCCCGGCCGTGGCGGGCCTGGCGTCGTCCATCGCGGCCATGGCCCCGGCGGCCGGAGTCGCGGCCCCGGCCGTCCTGGCCCTGGCATCGGCCGGTGTCGCGCTCAAGATCGGCATGTCCGGCGTCTCCGATGCCTTGTCGGGCGACGCGGACGCGATGGCCAATCTGGCCCCCGCTGCACAGGGTTTCGTCACCCAGGCCAAGGCGCTGGCGCCTGCCTGGGACGAGGTGAAACGTTCCGTCCAGGGGACGCTTTTCCGGGACCTGGGCGACACGCTCACCCGGACGGCGAACTCCGTTCTCCCGGTTCTGAAAACCCAGCTCACCGGTACCGCGTCCGCGCTCAACTCCATGGCCAAGGACGCGGCCGGCACAGCGCGGACCCTGGCCCAGGACGGCACGCTGGGCAAGGCGCTGAGCGGCGCAACCCGGGGCCTTCAGAACATGAAGGGCCTACCGGGGACGGTCCTTCAGGGCCTGGTCCAGCTCGGCGCGGCGGCGGCGCCCACATTCGACCGGATGACGGGCTCCATTGGCCAGGGCCTGGACCGCCTCCGGGCCAAGTGGGACGCGTCGTTCAAGTCCGGCGCCATGCAGTCGTCCATAGAGGCGGCTGTGGGAGTGGCCCGCACCTTCGGCGGGGTGCTGGCCAACGTCGGCAAGACCCTGGGCAACGTCCTGGGCGCGGCGGCCGACGCCGGGGGCGGCGCGCTCCAGGTTCTTTCGGAACTGGCCGCTACGGCAGCCAAGGTCACCGCGACCCCCGAGGCCCAGGAGACGTTCCGGGCCCTGTTCGAGACCGTCTCGGCGGTCGGCAAGGCTGTCTCCCAGGTTCTGGGGGCCGCCTTGAAGGCCGCCCTGCCTCTGGTCCACACGTTGGTGACAACGTTGTCTGGGCCGGTTCAGAGCGCGGTCCGGACCTTGACTCCGGCGTTCGTCCAGCTCGCTCAGAGTTTGGGCGCCGGGCTGGCCCCCGTCGTCAAGGTCGCCTCCCAGGCCCTGGCCGCCATCCTGCCGATCGCGGCCCAGCTCGCGGTCCAACTGGCGGGCGCCCTGGGCCCCACCCTGAAGATCGTCGGTGGCCTGGTCGCTCAGGTCGCGTCTGCGCTGCTCACGGCCCTAAAGCCGGCCCTGGCGCAGCTCCCGGCGATCGTCGGCCCCATCCTGGCCGTTGTAGCCAAACTTGCCCCGATTTTGGGGCAATTGGTCGGGCAACTGGTCAGCGCCCTGGCCCCCGCCCTGGCCACCATCGGGTCTGCCCTCGGCCAACTCCTGGCCGCCTGCGGCCCGCTGATCGAGGCCGTCGGCACGCTCCTGGCGGGCGCCTTCCGCGCCCTCATGCCCGTGATCACCGCTGCGATCGGCATCGTCGGCAAGATCGCGGGCGTGCTCGCCTCGCTGGCCGCGAAGTACATCACCGGCATCGTGGTGCCAGCGATCAAGGCCATCGTGGCGCTCTTTCGCGGGGACTTTTCCGGAGCGCTCACCGCCGCCAAGTCCGCTTTGTCCGGGCTGGCTTCGTTCTTCGGGTCCATCTTCTCCAAGATCGGCTCCATCGTGTCCTCCGGAGTCTCCGCCGTGGTCGGCTACTTCGGCGATATGGGCTCGCGGGCCTGGTCCTACGTGAAGTCGATGGGCTCCAATGTGGCCAGCGCGGCCCGGTCGGCCATGTCCTCCATGGGATCCAAGATCTCCAGCGGGATCAGTTCGGCCGTCGGGTTCATCCGCGGCCTACCCGGCCGTGCGCGGGACGCCCTGGGCAACCTCGGCTCCACCCTCTGGAACGCGGGCGCGAGCCTGATCCGCGGCTTCATCAACGGCATCACGTCCATGATCGGCAGCCTGCGGGACAAGCTGTCCAGCATCACGTCCATGCTCCCGGACTGGAAGGGCCCGGCGGAGCTGGACGCCCGCATCCTGACCCCGAACGGCCGCCTGTTGCTGAAGGGGTTCATGCGCGGCATTCAGGACCAGGTGCCCGCGCTCAAGCGGCAGTTGGGCGGGATCACCGGAGACCTTCCGGCCATGGTCGGCGAGCAGGCCCGCATCCAGGTCCAGTCAGAACACGTTTCGCCCGCATCGCGCGGCACCGGATCCATGGCGCTCACCATCGAGAACTTCAACGCCGGTCACCTCACCCCCGGGCAGGTGGCGCGCGAACTGGAGTGGCGCATGAAGGCAAGGGGGTAGTTTGGCGCCGCATCTGCGGACGGCCGACCGCCTGATAACTCAGGACGGCCAAATCCAATACAGCAACCTGCTGTTGGGGGAAGAGACACCGTTCGTCGGCGAGCGGCTGACTGGCTGGGATGACCTCCCGGACGCCGATGTGGCCAACGTGGCCATGCCGGGACAACACGGCGTATGGCTCGGCCAGATGCTGGCCGGCTCCCGCGTCCTCCAGTGGGATTTCTCCATTCTCCCGGACGACCCGGACGACTTCCCCGGCATCTTGAACCAGCTCCGAGCGGCCACCGCGCTGGGGCAGGAGGAACGGGAGCTGGTGGTCCAACTCGCCGGAGCCCGGCGGATGATGCGCGGGCGCGTCATCCGTCGCCTTCTCCCTGCGGACCGCCAGTACACCAAGGGGGAGCCCTCCGGTTCCCTGGTGTGGGAGTGCTCCGACCCGCGCCGCTACTCCGTCAGGGAGAGCCGGGCCCGGGTCGGACTCCCGGAGGGGGAACCCGGCCTGGACTGGGGCGGCGGTCTGGAATGGCCTCTGGATTGGGGGCACGCCGGGTCCGCCGGCACCCTCAACGTCGTGAACGCCGGGGACGCCCCGGCCCATCCCGTCGTGGAGTTCCGGGGCCCGGTCGTCCGCCCATCCCTGGTGCAGACGCATAGCGGCCTGGTGCTGGAGTACGACATCACGTTGGCGGAGCGCGACACGCTCACCGTGGACTGTGCTGCCGGAACGGTCGTCCTCAACGGTGCGGCCTCTCGCCTCTACACGGCCACCCGGGCCTCCGTGCCGGAGGAGGCATTCACCGTCGAACCCGGCTCCACCCCCATGGCATTTCGCGCGGACATGGCCGCGTACGACCCGCGCGCATCGGTGACGGTCCGGTGGCGCCACGCATTTTGGTAGCAGAGAGGTGGGCCGGCTGTGACGGTTCGTAGTGGATGGCTCGTTACTCGAGGACCGGACGGTGGGGGCCAGACCCGCGAGGACACCCGCGTGGTCCCGATCGGGACGTTCGCGCCCGCTGGGGAGCTGTCGGCGCGCTCCGGAGTGGTCCCCGGTGGCAGCCCGTTCGCCCTGGTGTCCGCCGGGGAGATGGAGGCCACCGTGGGCGTGGGCCGCGCCGTCATCCAGGGCAGCGGCCCCCAGGGCGCCTATCCGGTGGCGATTACTGCCCCGGAGTCGGTGACGTTCACTCCGGGGGACGCGCAGTTCCCGCGTATCGACGTGGTGGCGCTGCGGGTCTATGACGACCCCTACGACTCGTCGGGGGAGGAGAAGGCCGTCCTGGAGGTGGTCCAGGGCGACCCGGCCGCCGCGCCCACGGCGCCGACGGTCACCGGGGCCGCTGTGGTCCTGTGGGAGGTGACCGTCCCGGCCGGGGCATCCTCCGGCACGGGCGGGATCAACTGGTCCACGGGCGTGGCTGACCGCCGGGACTACGCGGTGGCCGTCGGCGGCATCGCGGTGGGCAACACCCCCGCGTCCTACGCCGGACAGTGGCGCGACTACGGCGGCGTCCTGGAGCGCTCCAACGGCACCGACTGGGAGCCGGTCGTCCGCCTCGGCTACTCCGGCCGCCTAGAGCTGGGAGACGTGAGCCTGTACCGGAAAGGCGCCAAGACCCTGGCGACCGACCAGCGGTTCACGGCCCAGGTCGAGAAGTCCACGGCCTACTCCGCCGTGCAATCCGGCTGGAAGGTCTTGGCGTTCGAGGCCAAGAAGACCTGCGGCCTGGTCCACCTCTTCCTTGAAGTCGAGCGGACCGGGGCGCCCATCACGGCGAACAGCTCCGGCAACATCGCCGACGAAACGATCGTCACCATCCCGCCCGGGTTCCGCCCCGCCCGCGACGTGGAGGCCATCGCGTGCGACGGCTACGCCGACGGCGGATGCCGCATCAGCCCCAGCGGCACGGTCGTGATCCGCACCTGGGCCCCCAACGGAACCCTCACCAAGGGCAACGTCATCCGCATCACGCCCACCTACATTCTCTAAAGGAGCTAAACGTCCTGTCGCAGTACCGGTTTCTGTTCGCGGACCTGCGCACAGACCAGACCCTGGACCAGCTCCCCGTCCAAGGCGTCACGTTCGACGACTACATAGGCAAGACCGGCGCCCTGTCCGGCACGATCCCGGTACCGGACGCGGAGATAGCCGCCCGCGTGAAGAAGGCAGTGGTTCCCGGTCGCACCGCCCTGTGGGTGGAGCGCGGCCCTGACCTGTGGTGGGGCGGAATCGTATGGACCATGACCCCGGCCGTGGACGACAGAGGCGCCGTAACGGTAGCCATCCAAGCGGCCACCTTTGACTCCTTCTGGGACCACGCCATCCTCCGGGACACCCTGGAGGCCCAGCAGATGGACCAGTTCGACATCGCCCGGGACCTGGCCACGTACGCCACGGACCAAGAAGGCGGAGACATTGGCATCCGCATCGACTACAGCAAGACGTCCGGCGTGCGGCGGGACCGCACCTATTCGCGGTTCGACGCCACCCGGGTCCGGGAGGCCTTGGACCGCCTGGCGGCAGTCGAGAACGGCTTTGAGTGGCGGGTCCAGGTCTACCGTGAGGCGGCGACCGGGGAGCGCGTGAAGCGGCTCCAGCTCGGATACCCCACGATCACGGCAGGGGCCGCGCCGGTCATGCTGACCTACCCGGGCAACGTCCTGAACTACTCCTGGCCCCAGGACGCCACCGGCATGGCCAACACCTGGCAGAGCCGTGGCGCCACCGACAACCAGAACCAGGCGGATCAGTCCAACCCGATCATGTCCACGCTCTGGTCCTACCCGGAGAAGCTGAAAGCCGGATGGCCCCGGCTGGACGGCTCCAGCGACTACAACACCGTGGAGAAGCTGACCACGCTCAACGAGCACGCGAAGGCGGACCTGGCCCGCGCCAAGGACCCCGTGGTCATCCCGTCCATCCGGACCCGGCTGGACGGACAGGTGACGCCCGCGCTCATCGGCTCCGCCGTTCGCCTGCGCATCCGGGACACCTGGTTCTCCGATGGCCTGGACGCGGACTACCGCGTGGTGGGGCTGCACGTGACCCCGGCCCAGCGCGGACAGCAGGAATCCGTGGAGCTGTACTTGGAGGCTGCATAGTGGCGACCATCCCTCAGGACATCAACGACCGACTCCGGCGCCTGGAACAGGAGTTGCGCGCCCTGACGACAGCGGCCAACCGTCGGCCGGCACTCAACCAGATCATGCACGGAGACGTGAAGATCGGCGAGGGCGGCGGCCTGTCCGTCAAGCAGCCGGGCGGCGCGGAAACCTTCCGCGTGGGCGAGGTCGGGCCCATCGCAGGGGAACATGCCCTGGTCGTCCGGCGCCGGGACGGCAGCGTGGCCCTTTCGGTCTGGAACGGCACCACCACCGGGGGACAGGCCCAAGCGTTCCGCATCAAGGACGCCCAGGGCCACGAACTCCTCTCAGAGGACGTGGTGGCCGGGGGCCTGGCCCGCCCTCACCTGCCCATCCCCATGAGCCCGGCCCAGCCCACCAACTGGCCGTCCACCAGCTCCACGTCCTGGACGGACCTCCAGGTGGCATGGCCAGAGGCCCAACACCCGCGCTTGGAGGTGTTCGCCCAAGCTGTGGGAAACGGCAACGGCGGAGATATGCGCATCACGGTGGATGGCCAGGTCATGGCCTCCGGGACCCACAACAAGCCGATCCAGGCCACGTTCAAGATCCCCAATTACGAGTTCGGGCAGCACCCGGAAATCAAGCTCCAGGCACGCGCCAAGACGTCGTCTACCGTGTGGGCGTGCGTTCAGCGCATGTGCGGCGTCGCATCGTAGGCGCTGTCCGACGGGTCCGGTGCCGACCATCTGGCACTGAGCCCGTCGGCGTTCGTGGTGACTGGGGCGCTCAGCCCGGCAGTTCACCTGCTTCGATGCCGCTGCGGAACGCGGACCATTCGGCTGCTGTGAAGCGCAGCGCCTTACGGTGGGGGTTCTTGGAGTCGCGCACCGCGACCGCGCCACCAGGCAGCTGCGCCACCTCGACGCAGTTGTCCAATCCTTCGCTGAAGGACGACTTCTCCCACCTCACGCGCGAGAGGTCCAACGCGTAAAGATCAGCCTTCTCCATCGTGTCCTCCTCGTCTGGGCGGTTGCGCCGCATCGCTACCCAGCTCGCACGGCGCCTACCGGCCAACATTTCCGAGCCGCAGGACCCGCCGGACACTACTGGCGGGGCATCTCAAAGCTCCAGCCAAGGGAACTGCCTGGCCTGAGGAGCGTTTGAGTCAGCAGCAGGCCAAGGCAGCCAATTTCAGGCCCGATTGATGTCGATCGTTGGGCCTGCGGCGAAGGAGTCGCCCAAGGCGACGTAGTTGTCAAAATCGGACCTCTTCTTGGGGGCCATGGTCGCCGTATAGGACGCAACCGTGTTCCCTGAACTGTCCACAACGGCGAGGTGAGCGGGGGCTGCCGTCCCCTCGCTCAGCTTCAGCACCGGCACACCGTCCCGGTACTCCAAAGACAACGTGCCGAGGTCCTGCTTACTGACCTCGGTTGCCGGGATGGTGACCAGTCCCTCGTTCCCGGGCTGCTTTTGACTCATGTCAACTCCTCCTGACGATCTCAGATTGCACCGCAGTTCAGCTTACCCAGCGCAGGTAACCGGTTACCTTCCGTCAGGCAGGCGGAGGAAACAGCTCACCCATTCGCCCCGGGCCGGTCGGCCGGGGTTCCATGCAGCACAACAAGGAGGACGGCTTGGGCAAGGCCGCAGACGTGATCCGCATAGCGCGCGGAGAAATCGGCTACCGCGAAGGATTCAGCGGTGGCCACTGGAACAACCATCAGCGCTACAGCCCGGCTGTGCCGGGCCTGGAGTGGTCCCAGAATCAGGCATGGTGCGCCACGTTCGTGAGCTGGTGCGCGCGGGAGGCCGAGGTGGCCTCTCTCTTCCCGGTGACAGCGTCCGTGTGGACGGCCTGCGACTGGTTCAAGTCCAAGGGCCGGTACTCGACATACCCGGCCATCGGCGCCCAGGTGATCTATGGGCGGTCGGCGAACTCCCACACGGGCATCGTCGTGGCCTACGACTCCACGTACATCACGACCGTGGAGGGCAACACCAACGCCAACGGGAGCGCCGAGGGAGACGGCGTGTACCTCAAGCGCCGCAGGCGCCGCGACGCGTATGTTCATGGCTACGGCCTCCCTCGCTATGCGGAGGGCGTGACGACGGCGGACCCGGCCCTGAAGGGGAAGGCCGGGTTCACCTACAAGGCGACAGCCTCCGGCCCCACCACGGGCGGCTCCCACTCCGGTTCGGGCAAGGCCAAGACCGTGACGGTGAAGGCCGGCCAGACCCTCGGCAAGATCGCGGCCTCCGCTGGGGTGTCCCTCGCGGCCCTTCTGGCGATCAACCCCCAGATCAAGAACCAGGACCTGATCCACCCCGGCGACAAGATCAGCATCCCGGACAAGGGCGCCAAGCCCCCGGCCAAGTCCAAGCCGATGGTGTCCCTGTCCCACATCCGCGCGGCGGCCGTCCGTGACCCCGGCCTGAGCCAGGGCGGCACCACCTACCCGGCCGACGTGCGGCATGTGGAGGCGGCGTTGAAGGCGGAGGGCCTGTTGGACAGCCGTTGGTGCGATGGCGCGTTCGGATCCATGACGCGCATCGCGTACGCGAACTGGCAGAAGCGGGCCCGCGTCGGCGGCCCGCCGGACGGCATCCCCGGAATCGCGTCGCTCCGCCTCCTGAGCACAAAGCACGGGTTCACCGTGAAGGGATGAGACAGACGTGAGCCAGCGTGACGAGCTGGGCGGCGTCACCATCGGAGCCCGCGAAATCTATGACGAGCTGGTGGCGCTGCGGGGCGATGTACGGAGCCTGTCCCAGACCCACGAAGCAGTGACCCAGACCCTGACCGACCACGAAACCCGACTCCGGGGCCTGGAGCGGTGGCGCTACGCCCTGCCCGTGGCGGCCCTCACCTCCGCCGGAACCCTGATCGCGGCAGCCCTGAAGGCCACAGGCGCCGTGTAACGACCCCCAGTGCACAACGACAAACACCCCGCGCCCCAGGGCGCGCAACGCCTGGAGGACCCCTGTCCCCTCCCCACATCGCACTCATCGGCAAAGCCCGGTCCGGCAAGGACACCGCGGCCTCCGAATTCGGCCGGCACGCCGCCTACACCCGTCTGGCGTTCGCCGACGAGCTGAAGGCAGCACTCACCCGCCTTAACCCCCTGGTGCATTCGTGCTGTTGCTACGAGGACTACCACCTGGTGGACGCCCTGGAGGACCACGGCGGATGGGAAGGGGCCAAGGCGCTACCCGAGGTCCGGCGACTCCTCCAGGAGTACGGCCAAGCCATCCGGGACCGAGACCCGGACTTCTGGGTCCGACCCGTTCAGGCCCAGGTCCGCCAGGGGACGGAATGGAACCTGCCGTGCATCGTCACGGACGTGCGATACGCCAACGAGCTGACCGCCCTCCGGGCCGAGGGGGCCGTGGTCGTTCGCGTGGAGCGGCCAGGGGCGGGCCTGGCGGGACAGGCCGGTGAACACGACTCGGAAACGGAGCTGGACGGCATCACGCCGGACCACGTGCTCCGTAACGGCGGAACGGTGGCCGACCTCCAGGCCAGCGTCCGCGCTTTGATCGACAAGTTGGGAGACTGAATGTTCGACCTCATCCGCCATGCCATCCGGGACAACCCGGTCCGGGTCCGCACGGCCCTGGGCGCGGTCCTGGTCCTAGTGGGCCACTACATCCCCGCCGTGGCTGACGTGGCCGTCAATGACCAAGCCGTGGACGCGATTACGTTCCTGGTGATCCTCTTCCTTGGCGAGGGCGCCTCCCGGAAGGTGGCGGCGAAGTACAACCCGGCCTACGTACCGCAGGAATCGGCGGGGGACGGCACCGGGCGCTAAGGCGTGTCCGACCGGTTAAACAGACGGTCAAACAGTCGGCCGTGCGGCAGTTTGTGGTGGGAGAGGAGCGGCGATGGCCCCGTGATGGTTTCGCCCGACGCCTGGCAGTGGGCGCGTGTGTTCCGCCGCCCGCGCCATCCAGCGCAGGGCCTGACTGGCGGTCTGCGGTTCGGGGGCTGTAGTGGGTGCGGAGATCCAGCTGGTGAGGGTGAAGCGATGGTCGGCGAACTGACCGGAGGGGCAGCGGGAGACCATCACCTCGTGGAAGGCGCTGGCGGGAAAGAAGACGATCGTGTCGTGGTCGGGTTCGATCACCGTGCAGGTGTCGGCGCGGCCGGCACGACCGTCGTGTACGGCGGTGTCGTAGATGCGCAGTTGCCCGCCGTCGAAGCCGCGCGGGCGCCGGTGCAGGTAGTAGATCGCTGATACGGCTGTGGCGGGGTGGGGCACCTTGGTGGCATCGGTGTGGATGCCAAAGTAGCTGTCTGTTCCGTGTGCGGTCAGGGCTGTGATCGCTTGGGACGGCGTGGTGTCCATGCCGAGCATTTCGATGACCTGGGGCAGGCAGTCGGAGAGGTACTGGTGGAAGGCCGTGCTGTGGGCCGGTAGCACCAGCGAGTTGCGGTCTTTGTGTGACAGCTGTCCGGTCAGCGGGTCCATCACGGTCCCGTCGGTGAAGTCCGCTTGCCGGGAGATGGCATGGGAGAGCAGCGCATCAGCGTGGGTTGCGCCGAGGAAGTTCTCCATGCGGCAGATCGGCGTGGGCACCACCACCCGGGGGGTTTGCGGACCAGACCATCGGTGTACGTACGGCAGCACCTCAGTGCCGATCTCCGTGAGCGCGGTTGGTTCCGTCGTGTATCCACCCATGCCCACGACGTTAGGCACACCCCCACACGGCTCCTAGGCGGGAACAAGCCTGTCATCGTCCTGGCCGGATACATACCCGACGGGTCGGGCGGTCAGGAACCATCGGACTGGCCCTGGTACCTCGACGAGTAGTGCCGTCCACACCTGCTCACTTCAGGCCCCGTTCCGGATTGGAACGGGGCTGTCGCATACCCGAGAGGGGGCTGTCACGGGCCCCAGTGGATTCCGCCGTAAGCAACTGAGCGCGGCCCCTTGGCGGGTCCGTGAGCGAGCGGAGAGACCCGTGGCAGCCCTCAACACCATTCAGCGTTCCGGAAGCCGGTTCTACGTCGATCCCGAGACGGGCGCCAAGGCGCCGGGCGTGACCTCTGTCCTGTCCATGCTCCCGAAGGGCTTCCTTCAGTTCTGGGCCGCCAAGGAAGTGGCCACGGCGGCCGTGGACAACATCGGCCCCCTGGTCGGCTTGGCCGTGAACGACCGCTCCGGCGCCATCGACTATCTGAAGGGTGCGCCCCGCCGAGTCACCCGGCAGGCGGCCGACATTGGCTCGGACGCACATGACGTGTTCGAGCGTCTTGCGCGCGGGGAAGCCGTGGCCCGCGTCCACCCGGACCTCCGGAGCTACGCCGACCACTTCCGCGCGTTCCTGGACGAGGTTCAGCCGGAGTTCCTGTTCCTTGAGGATGCGGTTTGGAGCGACCAGCACAACTACGCAGGGTCGTTTGACGCCATCGCGCGCATTGGCGGGGAGACGGTGGTCCTGGACTGGAAGACCACCAGGAGCGGCGTCCATGAGGAAGTGGCTCTACAGCTTTCCGCTTACGCGAATGCGGGCCGCATCGTCCGGGCCGACACGGGCGAATCCGCACCTGTGCCGACCATTGATGCGGCGGCTGTTCTCCATGTCCGCCCCGAGGGCTGGAAGCTGGTCCCCGTCGCCCACACACCGGAGCTGTTCCAGGTCTTCCTTCACTTGAGGGCGGTATTCGACTGGGAGCGGGAGCTGAAGCGCGGCGTTATCGGCCGCCCGGTGGCCTCCGGCGGGGAGGCCGAGACCGGCACCCAGCGGCGCGCGGCGTAGGGCGTGCCCGACGGAGGTTTCTCGACCGAACACGCCCCATGAATCGGTCTACGTCGCAGCGGACGCGTTACTCGTCACCGTCGTAGTGCTCGTACCGGCCGTGATGGATCTCTGTGCGCATGGACATCAGGGCGCCTCCTCTCCTCACACGGATGAGCCACATCCATGGTGGCCCGCTACGCCCGCACGCGCATCCGCGTGTTTTCGGCCCTTCCGCGATGCGGCACTGGCTTGGCAGGGCCTGTCACGGCCCCCAGTGCATGGAATCAGCGAGAGGCCCGGCGGCCATACGCCGGGCCTTTTCGCTGCCTCTTTCCATGTACTTCCCCAAGGAGAGCCAGCACAGTGGCCCGCACCCTCCGCGTGTTCGACAACGACCCCTCCGCCCGCCCCAAGGTCTACAACTCCGATTTCGTCGGCCGGTTCCGAGCCGGGCAGAAGCTCAACGGCCGCCCTGTGGGGCTGTCTGCCTGGCGGATCACAACCGGCGACCCTGAGGTGGGCAAGACCGTGGCGAATCTGTACGGCGGCATGCCCCAGTCGTGGGAGACCTCCAAGGAGGATTCCTTGGAGGTGCTGACCGATGCGGACACCGTCAAGGTCATCGTGGACGGCCCCGATGCAGTGTCGTTCCGCATGGCTCTCTACGGCATGACCGGCAAGCCCATCCACGCCTGCGACGGCGTGGAGTTCACGGACTCCGAGGACCCGCGCCACGGCCAGCCGTGCGGCTGCCCGCAGACGCTCCAGGAGCGCAAGGCGGTGGCCAAGGCGGGCCACGGCCCGAAGCCTGACCAGCGCGTGGAATTTCGCCTGGCCGATGACCCGGAGATGGGCAAGTTCAAGCTCCTGACGGGCTCCTGGGACTTCATGAAGGCCCTGGAAGGAGTCTGGCGGGAGCTGGAGGCCGTCGGCGGCCCCGCGCTCTGCACGCTCTCTCTGGAGCTGGTGGAGTTCACCACCAAGGCTGGTGTGGACGTGAGCTACCGAAAGCCTGTCCTGAAGGTCCACGGCAGTGTCCCGGCCGACGTGGACGCGGCGCTCCCCTCCCGGACCAAGGCCGCCGACCCCGTTCCGTTCTGATCACTCACCGCTAGGCCGGCGGTGAACCCAGCGTGACCGGCGGGGCCGGACCAGTTTGGGCCCGGCACCACCCTTCCCAAGAAACGACAGAGGAGAGACACGTGGCGAAGCGTGGCCACATACACGACTTCACGGGCCAGGAGATCCGGGAGGGGGACACCCTGGTGTACGCGGCCCGTCGGGGCAACGGCGTGCGAATGGTGGAGGCCACCGTCCAGCGCACGTACACCGAGCAGTACAAGGGGCGCACGATTCCCATGCTGAAGGTGAAGCCCACCGGCAACGAATCGGGGTTCGTCAAGCGCTCCACGTTTCGCGTGGAGACGGTGGCAGCCGAACACGTCGCCGTGACGATCCCAGCGGAGGTTCCGGCCGGTGTCTGACGTGATCCTGGTCCTGGTCGCCATCGTCCTGGGCCTGTTCATCCTGGGGCGCGTGCTTTGGTTCCTCCTGGCCGCAACCGTGGGCCTCGTGGGTGTACGGGCCGTCCGGCGCGCCCGGTTCCGAGGCCGCCAGTGAGCAGCCCGAACAAGCAGAAGGGGACCGCATGGGAGCGGGCGGTCCGGCACTACCTGAACGCCGCCCTCGGCCAGTACGTGGACCAGTGGAAGGACGCCGCGTACCCGTGGAAGGACCCGCACGACCCGGACAACATCACCCGGCCCGCCCAGACCGGCGCCAAGGACATAGGAGACCTCCACGCCCGACCATTCGTCATCGAGTGCAAGGCAGAGAAGTCAATCCGCCTGGCCGACTACGTACGCCAGGCCAACAGGGAGGCCGTCAACGCCGGGTTTCCCTACGGCGTGGCTGTGGTGAAGGCCCCGCGCCGCCGCGTGGACGACGCGTACGCGGTCATGGACCTGGTGACATTCGGGCGCGTCCTCGACGCCCTTCGCAATCTCGACTGACCCCCCAATCCGCGGGCGTGTCACGGACCCCAGTGCATGGGGCCGGACACGCCCGCTTTGCGTTGGAGGAGAGACGTTGCGCACGAAGGACCTGGCACAGTTCCTGACCCGCTTCCCGGAAGTGGTGGAGGAGCGCGGGGAGTACGGCGTCCCCTGTCCCGTCCACGACGACCAACGGCCATCCCTCTTCTTCCGCCTGAAGGAGGACGGGCGGCTCCTGATGCGCTGCTGGGCTGGATGCTCCCGTGACGCCATCCTGGCTGCACTGGGGATGAGGCCGGCGGACCTGTTCGACTGGACCCCGGGGGCGGGGGTGAAGGCGTCGGACAAGCCGGTGCCCGGCGCCCTGGACACTGGCGCCCTGGCAGCTCTGGCCCAGTACGTGGACACCACGAACGTGGCGTTCCTGGACCCGGAGCACCCCGAAGCCCGGGACTACGTAGCCGATCGGTTCGGACTGGACACTGAGCGCGCGGTGGACCTCGGCTTGGGCCTGGACTACCCGGGACTGGACGACCGGTTCCCCTACCGCTCCACCGGCTACCTGCGTCACCCCCGCTTGACCGTCCCGCTGTGCGACTTCAACGGCAGGCCCCGCGGCCTCCAGGGCCGGGACCTGACCGGCCATTGTCCGGCACGGTGGCTGTCCATCGTCTCCCCGGACGGGTCCGCATGGGCCAAGTACGGCGTCCTACGGGCCAACTCCGGCTATGACACAGTGCTGATTACCGAAGGGCCTGGCGACGGCCTTACGGGCCTTGCTGTCGGGTATGACGTGGTGATGGTCCGGGGCGCGGGACTGGCCCGCAACGCGGCGTTGGTGGGAGAACTGGCGGCGGGGCTGGGGGACCGGGACGTGGTTCTGGCCGGTGACCGGGACAACGCCGGGGCCGCCTTCACCGACGCTCTGGCGGACGCTCTGGTCCGGGCCGGAGTCATGGTCAGGAAACTGGAGATCCCGCACGCCGGGGACGATCTCACCGACTGGCGAAAGCGTGACCCCGAAGCCTTCCCTGGCGAACTCCACGCAGCCGTCCGGCGGGCCCCGCTCCACGCCGTGGACTTCGAGGCGCAGCCGGAACCCGTTCTCAATGACGACGACCAGGAGGAGACGGCCGGAGTCCTTCCGCTCACGGACCTGGGCAACGCCGAAAGGCTGTTCCGCCAGCTTGGCGGCCACGTCCGCATGGTCCCAGGCGCGGGCGTGTTCAAGTGGCGCGGCCGGTGCTGGGCCCAAGTGCCCACGGAAGCCCTGTACGCGGACGTGCGGCGCGTGGTCAAGGAGATGGCGGACGAGCCTGGCCACGAACCGGAGAAGCTTTCAAAGCACGTGCTCAACTCCCAGCAGGCGAACAAGGTCAAGGGGATGGTGGACATGCTGACGTCCATCCCCGGCGTCTACGCCACCGTGGACCAGTTCGACGCGCGCCCGGACCTCCTGGCGTTCCGGAACGCTGTGGTGGACCTCCGGACCGGCCAGGCCCGGCCCCACGACCCGGCCGACACGAACACTTTCTACGTGGACGTGGACTACAACCCGACAGCCCAGGCCCCGCGCTGGGAACGCTTCCTGAAGGAGTGCCACCCGGGTTGTGAAGCCATGCCGGCCTTCCTGCAAATGCTCACCGGGTACGGCATCACGGGGTACGGCGTGGAGCGCGCGTTCATCATGCACACCGGTCCGACCACGAACGGGAAGACCACGTTCACGGCCGCCATCGAGGACGTGTTCCGGGAGGCGACCAAGCGCGCGGATGCGAGCTTGTTCCAGCGCCGCAGGGAGAACGGCGGGCCGCGCGCCGACGTGGTGGGCCTGCGGGGCCGACGGCTGGTGATCTCCTCCGAGTGGCCCGCGAACATGCCCTTGGACCAAGCGCTGATGAAGGCCGTCACCGGAGATCAGACCATCACCGCCCGGGGCGTATACGCACGGTCGGAGATCACGTTCCGGCCGGTGTGCCTGGTCCAAGTGGACACCAACTACGTCCCCGACGTGGATGCCACGGACGCCGCACTATGGCAACGCGTTCGGGTAGTCCCTTGGAACGAGGATTTCCGGGGACGGGAGGACCGCCACCTCCAGGCCACCCTTCACCAGGAACGCGAGGGCATCGCGGCGTGGGCCGTGCGCGGCGCCATCGAATGGTTCCGGGAGTACGAGAGTGGGCGGGGCCTGGACTACCCCGCCGTGGTGGAACGGGCCACCGCGCACTACCGCGACAGCAGCCACCCGCTTAGCGGCTTCATCGGGGAGGAGTTTGTGGTCCAGGAGGGTGCGCACGTGCCCAGGACGGAGACCTGGGAGCGCTACCGGTCGTGGGCGGAGGAGTCCGGGATCCGCCACACGATGATGCGCAACAAGTTCTACGACGCCCTGCGCACGTTCCCCGGTGTCCGGGAGGCCAAGGTGAACGGCACTCGCGTCATAGCCAACCTGGCGGACTGCCGGGCCCTGTCACGCAACCCAGTGGATGGAGGCAGCCCAGACATATTCGGCCAGGCCAGAGCAGCGGTCTAAGCGTGCGGTGTTGGGGGTCGTCCCGGTCGGGACGGCCCCCTTTCGCATGTCACAGAGCGTGGGGCCGGCGGCCGACGGACAGTGACGGAGCCCGCCACGTGAAGACCTACCGCCACCCCTTCGCCGGGGACGTGACGACCATCCACGCCCTGGAGACACCGGACGACGCTCGGGAGGCACGGGAGTGGCTGAGTGCGCACCAGCCACGTTCCCTCGCTCTCGACACGGAGACCAGCGGACTGGACACGTTCAACCCCGGACACCAGCTCCGAACGGTCCAGTACGGCACGGGGGACGTGGCGTTCGTCGTCCCGTTCGAGCGGGGCGGGGCCTTCGTCGACCTGGCCCGGACCGTGGTCACCCGGTGCCCGGAGCTGGTGATCCACAACGCCGCCTATGACCTCCTGGTCTTGGACCGCCACGGCGTGGCCCCGCTGGAGGCCGTCGCGCCTCGCATACGGGACACCAAGATCCTCGCCCACCTCTGCGACAGCAGACAGGACTACGAGGGTGGTGTGGGCATCTCCCTGAAACCCCTGTCCGCCTCGTACGTGGACCCGGCGGCGCCCGACACCCAAGCGGGCCTCACGGCGGTATTCCGCAGCCTTGGGCTGACCAAGGCCACCGGCTGGGCAGGCATCCCGTACCAGGATGAGACCTACCAGCGATACGCCGGTTTGGACGTGCTCCTGGCCGCCCGGCTCCGCCCCCACCTGGAACGCGAGCTGGAGCGCCATGGCATCCCGGACACCCTGGTGGAGTTCGAGCACCAGCTCATGACCATATGTGCGGCCATGGAACGGCGGGGGATGCTCCTGGACGTGCCGTACACGGAGGGTCTGGTGGACCGCTTGGCGGCGGACGCCCACCGCCACGTGGAGCGCGCGGCCCGCTACGGCGTGGAGAACCTGAACTCCACAGCCCAGGTGGCGGAGGCTCTGTTGGGCATGGGGGAGGAGCTGGTGGACTGCACCCCGTCCGGTGCGTGGAAGGTGGACAAGGCGGTGTTGCTGGACCTGGCGGACCTCGACGGCCAATGGCAGCCGCGCGGCACCCGCCGACCCAACCCGCTGGCGGACGCGGTGCTCCGTGCCAAGCGGGCCGCGAAGTGGCGCAAGTCCTACGCCGTGGCCATGCTCGACAATCGCGACGCGCACGACCGCATCCACCCGAAGATCAACACCCTGGGGGCCAAGACCGGCCGGGCGTCCGTCTCGGACCCGCCGCTCCAGCAACTCCCGTCAAAGGGGTGGGAGATCCGGCGGTCCGTGATCGCGGAGCCGGGCAACGTGTACTTCAGCGTGGACCAATCCAGCGTGGAGCTGGTGGTCCTGGCCGCCCTGTCCCAGGAGCCCCGCATGTGCCAGGCCATCCGGGACGGCCGGAACCTCCACGACTTCACCGCCACGCTCATGTTCGGAGGCGCGTTCACCAAACACCAACGGAGCCTGGCCAAGATCGCTGGACTGGGGACCTCGTACCAAGGCGGAGCGGCCACCCTGGCCAAGATGACCGGCGTGCCGGAGCACGTCATGAGGGACACCCTCCAGCGCTACGCACGGGCGTATCCCGGCGTGAAGCGGTGGGCCCGCGGCCTCCAATCCCACGCTCTGCGCAACGGGTGCGAGATCCGTACGCCCTCGGGCCGGCGCTTGGTCCTGGACCGGGACCGCCTCTACAAGGGCGTGGCCTACCTTTGCCAGTCCACGGCACGCGACACGATGGGCCAGGCACTCATCGACCTTCAGGACAAGGGCCTGACCCGGTATCTGAACCTCTGGGTGCATGACGAAGTTCTGGGCACGGCCCCCAAGGCGGAGGCGGCTGCAATCGCGCAAGAGGTAGCGGAGACGGTCCGGATGGACCTGTTCGGCGTCCCCATCGGAACGGACGCTGAGGTGTACGGCAAGACCTGGGCAGGGGGGTACGGCCTCCCAGAGGACTGGGCGCCCGCCGCATAAGTAGGTGTCTCTCTTCCTCCAGTAGCAGGTCATGACCCATCTTTGAGAACCCATCTCGGCCTATTACTGATTCGTGCATGTCAGACGCTGCGGGCGGGTGTGCAGCCGGGAGTTCACCGGGCCCGCGGCAGAGGGGGGATGCGTGCTGCACCCAGGGGCATCGTTACGCCCGTTTGAGTGGCAAGTCCCCTGTGGGGGCCGGGCTTGCGGTTCTTCGCTGCCTACGTTGGATTCGATCACGAAGGGGCCTGATGACCTGCCGCTTCGTTCGACTCGACGAGAGGGGCCAGGAAATGGCGAACGTGAGTGCGAAATTCCACATGGGTAACCGGACGAAGGCGTCCTTCGACGGGGTGGTGGACCCGGACGGGGCCGAAGGCTACGTGTTCTCCGGCACGGTGAAAGCCACCTGCATGCTTGACCGGTCCTCGACGGGTTTCAAGAACAAGGTGATTCTCGGGCACAGCGGCAGGTCCGTCGGGCACACCGACCTGGAGCTTTACCCTGAGGGCGCGGAGGAGAACGTTATCCCGGTCGAGGGCCGGGGAAGGCGCGCCAAGAACGAGAAAGTGGAGTTCCTGATCGGGATGAACACCGGCCTCAGCGGCCAGATGAGCTTCGGGGAGACTGTCTATGTTGCGCCTGGGGGGCCGCCTCAGAAAATTTCCCTGTTCTTCACGAAGTCCAAATTCAATGTGTCGTTCGAAGGTACTGCTTGGGCGGACGGGCCGACGGGGTATGTCATTCAAGGGCAGTTGATCCCCGCCAGCAGCACTACCGACTCGTACGTGTCCGAATACGGAACGTTCGGTTACAAGCCGTCCGGAGGTAGCTGGCAGTACGAGACGACGAAGTTCAGAGAACCCAAGCAGATCCTGATCAGGGGCAGCCGCAAGGAGGGCGCGGACCTCAGTGTGATCGTGGGTAACACCACCGGGAGTTGCAACACCTATAAGTATGGCGACGAGTCCTCCCTCTCCCTTCCCCTGGAATTCTGAGAGCCGGAGCCCCGGTCACCATCGCGCGGGTCCGCCCGACGCAGACAGAGGCGAGCCCGAAGCACTTGAAGCACCCACCCAAAGGCCCCAACTTCTCTGTGAATCAAGGGGCGTTGAAGATACCGGCGAGGCGTTCGCCTACGGCGTTTCCGCCCCGGACGGTCGCTACGGCGATCTGTCCGGGGCCTCGTACCGTCTGCGTCAGCCTGCGGTGGGAACCAGAGTAATGACCCGCATGTTCGGCGCACGGAGCGGGGCCAGGGCCATGATGCGAACCGGCACCTCCGCCCCCTCGTGGTACGGGAGACGGAACCGGCGCACGTGACCGTCCGGGTGCTCCAACGCCTCATGATCCGCCCAGATGCGAGCGGCATCCTTGCTGCCCTCCAGAATGTCATCCCGGAGTTTCAAGAGCCCTGGTTCGTCAGGGTTCTTCGCGAGCGCTACGCGAATCTGGGCAAGAAACGGCCTCGCCCAGTCTTCCGCCCAGTTCACAAGCTGTTCGCGGGCCTCCGGGTACAGGAAGGCCCAGCGCATGAGATTAGGTTCGTGGGGAATCCAGGGGAACCAATCGATTTGTGGCTGGTTGTGCGCCACGATGTTCCACGCCACGTCAGACACGTAGGCAGGATTGGGGAGTTGTGCGTCCAGGAATTCGCGCAACGGCTTGTCTACGGCGGACACGGCATCCTCTGATGGTATGGACATGGGGACGGGCGGCTTGCCCGAACCCAGGAGAAAGAGAGTCAAACGCTCCGACGCATCAAGCCGGAGGGTTAGTGCCAGCCGTTCCAGAAAGCGGTCCGAAAACTTCGCAACGTGCCCATTCTCCAGTTGCCCAATCCACTTTGAACTCACCCCAGTGAGCTTTGCCACCTCGGCCTTGGTGAGCCCTGGTGACCGGCGTCCGGTTGAGCGGACTCCATGGATTTGGCGTGGATCTACTCGCTGCCGCCATGTCGTGAGCAGGTCGGCGAGTTCTAGCTCAGGCGCCCGAGGGACGCGATGGGAGATATGGGTGTTCGGCATGACCTAGACACCGTAACAGGCGTACCGGACATGTACGTCTTACGGATTCCTAGATCCTTTGTGGCACTTAGGTAACCCTTAGTGATGTCATGGGGGAAGTGCGAGTTCCGCCCGGATTCGTGCAAGGTGATCAGCGGAAGCTGCACAGCATCTGTTGGGAGAGATCATTTTGCCTAGGTCGATCATGGTCGTCGGTGGAAGCCGAGGTATCGGGGCCGAGGTGGCCCGCCAATTCGCTGCACAAGGTGACCACGTGGCCGTCACCTCCCGATCGGGCGCAGCACCCGAGGGCACATTCGGGGTGGCATGCGACGTGACCGACACCGAACAAATAGACATGGCTTTCAAGGCAGTTGAGGAACATCAAGGGCCGGTGGAGGTCCTGGTGGCGAACGCGGGAATAACCCGGGACACCCTCCTCCTGCGCATGTCCGAAGAAGACTTCACCAGCGTTCTGGACACCAACCTGGTGGGCGCCTATCGCGTCGCCAAGCGAGCCTCCCGGGGCATGCTTCGCATGCGGCGCGGACGCATGATCTTCATTGGATCCGCGGTGGGCCTTGCGGGAGAGGCGGGTCAGGCGAACTACGCAGCGAGCAAGGCGGGACTGGTCGGATTCGCGCGCTCTCTTGCCCGCGAGCTGGGATCGCGCGGGATTACGTCCAACGTGGTCGCACCCGGCCTGACAGAGACGGACATGACGGCCGTGCTCACCGACGACCGGCGAGCGGAAATCGTCCGACAGGTCCCGTTGGGGCGTATCGCCCGACCTGCGGAAATTGCGTCGACAGTCCGTTTCCTGGCGAGCGATGATGCTGCCTACATCACGGGCGCCGTCGTGCCTGTCGATGGCGGCGTGGCCATGGGCCACTGAAACCGGCGGCTACCGCCCGCCAGGCCGGCCAACACGGCCGGTAACAAAACCGGCGCCCAGGGGCGGCAACCCCTGGACGCCGGAAAGCTCCCCTGCAAGGGAGCCGAGTTCAGCTATCGAGGCCCGCCCAACCTTTGGCGAGGGGAGCGGAAACCTCGGCTTACTACGACCAGGGATTGTTGCACTGCACCCGACATTCCGCGAAATCGAACGCCGCGCACCCATGTCCGCGCACGCCTTTTCGTGCATCCGGCGACGTGTGGCCCGAGTGCGCCAGGGGCGCTACGCCCCCCAGTTGGTGGCCCTCTTCCTATGGTGCCGCCGCAGCGCGCTGCGCGCCTTCTTCCTGCGGCTCTCCGCATTGACCCGCCCCTCCACCGGCTGTCGCGCCCTCTATCTGCCGCGCGCCATCCGGCGACGCCGGTACGCTCGCGCTGCCCGCGTCTCCCGCGACCGTGAATGCGCGCTCACTCGTCTTGCCCGCCTGTCCAGGGCTGTCGGCATCTCTAATCCGTCCCCGCGCATCTGAGCCGGACGGACTTCCCCTTTCTCAGGCCCCGCCCCGGCATGCAATGCCGGGGCGGGGCTTTCTAGTTCGCTCGCTCTGAGCTAACCCCTCCTCCGCCAACACGCGCCCGCTGACGGGCCGCGTGGCGATACCCCCTGCCCGCGCTCCGCCAGAGCGCGCCCCTACCCACGCATTCGAACGTACGTGCAGCGACCCGGGCATTCCTCTGTCCATTGATTCGAACAGGCGTGCTGATTCCGCCTGTCACGGCCCCCAGTGCATGACCCCGAGCCGGTCACCCGGGCCCCCTTTTCAAGGAGCACCACCCCATGCTTTGCCCTGCCCTGATTCGTGCTGCCCAGAACGGTGACACGGAGGCAACTGCCCAGGCACTGGAGAGCCTGGAGGGGATGATCTACCGCCTGGCGGAGCAGCGCATGGCCCACACGCCGGTCCTGTCCGCCGGATACGGGGACAGGCTGGATGACCTCCGCCAGGAGGGTCGAGTGGCCGTCCTTGAGGCCCTGGCCCGCTACGACCCGGAGGGCGGAGCGAAGTTCTCCACCTATGCCCACACACGGATCCGGGGTGCCATCTGGGACACCGCCAACACCGCCACTGGGCCGGCTGTTTCGGCTGACGCTGTGGCCACCTTCAAGGGATGCATGGGCATCGTTGGCGGGGACATGGAGGCCGCGGAGTACCTGGCAACCGTCCTCCCCAACTCCGGCCATCGGCTGAGTGCAGAAACGTCACTTCAGGTCCGGTGGGTCCTGGAGGGAACGGAGTCCCTGAACGCTCCGGACCCCGCCAGCCGGGAGGGCGACACCCTCGGGGAGAGTCTGGCGGACCCGTATCGGTACGGGGTGCCGGAGGACCTGGTGGAGCCGCGCGACGTGGCCCGCCAGGACCAGGCCCGGAAGGCTGCCCTGGCGCATGCCCTCCTGGAGACGCTTCACGGCAACGCGGACCGCGTGGTCCGCATGACGTACGGGTTCGGCCCGGAACCGCACCTGTTCAACGGCTACGACCGGGACGGCCTCCCAGTGCCCGACCACACCGCTATTGCTGAAGCCCTGGGCATCACGGTGGCCACCTCACGGCAGACGTTGAAGCGCGCACTGGACCGACTCCGCAACGTCGTGCAGACGCTGGAGCTGGACGCCGCCGAGCCGGACATGGAGCTGGCGGCGTGAGACGACGCCGGAGGCCGCGGGCCTTCCCGGCGGTCTCGCGATCCGCCCGCCGACCACGGCCCGCCCCGTACGACCGCGCGGAAATCCTGACCCGCTGGTCCGGGTGCGCGTACTGCGACGGCCCGGCGGAGGAGCTGGACCACGTCGTCCCTCTCGCGCGGGGAGGGCCTGACACCTCGGACAACATCGTGGCCGCCTGCCGCACCTGCAACGCAACCAAGTACACCCACGACCTGGCCTGTTGGGCCCTGACTGAAGGAAGCGGCGCGCCGTGCGTATGCGATTCATGACTCTGGAGGACGCGACCTTGGCCGGGGCCTCCATGACGGACCTGGGCCGGGACCTGGAGCTGGCCGCAGACCCGGACGACACCGAATGGTCCCCTTGGGCCCTTGGTGATTCGGAGGAGTGATCACGCCGCGTTCATGGCGGGCTCAGCAGACAGTAATCAAACATGGAGGAGAAGGGCATGGCTGAGGCATTCAACTGCGAGTACGACCCGGACGTGGAGCTCAAGGTCCGCCAAGACCCGGACGGGTTTGTGGAGATCTCAGTGGAGGATCCGACTCCCCCCGGGGCTCCCGGCGTGTCCTTGGCCGCGTACCTGAAACCGGAGTCGGCCCGCCGGTTCGCTCGTGCGGTCACCCTCGCATCGTTCGAGGTGGAGGGGGAGCCGCTAGACGACGTGCTCCAAGGGGAGGCGCTGGCCATAAAGGAGACCATGGAGACCGGGTCACCCTCGGAGCCATGTCCGGAGACCAACCACCGCTGCGACCCCATGTGTTCGGCCCGTGCGGAGTGCCACCGGTCCGCCATGAAGGACCTGTTCCGTTCCCCGGACAAGTCGGTGGTGTTCACCGATGAGATGGGCAACGAACGCGCAGAGGCGTTCCTAGCGGCTCGGGAATTGGCGGGCCCGGCCGCGAATCTGGACGACGTGCTGACGCTGGCCGACTACTTGGCGGCCTAGACGGAACTTGCTGCTGAGGCTCTAAGGATTCCCGATACGCAAACTGCCCCTCCGTCAGGACGACGGAGGGGCAGTTTGCTGTTCACCCGCAGTGGGCGGGGTGAGTACCGTTCTGGTGTCGAGCCTGAACGGAACCACAGGAGTCCATCATGCCGCACGAGCTGGAAGAGCAAGAAGCCATCGGACGCCGGGTCAAGCGACGCCGACTGGCCCTCGGAATGCCGCAAGCTGACCTGGGCGCGGCGGTCGGCAAGACGCAAGGTTGGGTGTCGAAGGTCGAAGGCGGCCGGATCGAGCTGGACCGCACAGGGCTGATCAACGCCATTGCTGGCGCGCTGCACTGCCACCCCAATGACTTGATCGGCCGCCCTTACGCTGGCACGGTCGCCGAGAACCAGTGGCAGGCATCCGCTTCCTCCATCCTGCGGGAGCTGCGCCGGTACGACCTGACCCCCGTATTCGACGGCACGCCCCGGCCGTCTGCCGAACTGTGGCAGGAGACCGTTCGGCTCTACAGGCTGCGGGACGCCGCCGCGAACACCGCGATCATCCGCAGCCTGCCCGACCTGCTCCGCGAATCTCGCGCCCTTGCCGAAGTGACCACTGGCCGCGAGCGCGAAGAGGCATTCGCCGTCTACGCCGTGCTCTGCAAATTCGCGCACACCGCCGCGCACGCTCTCGGCCATGCCGAACTCGTCGCTCTGTCCTGCGAACGCGCCGTGTGGTCCGCGCAGCTGTCCGGCGATCCGCTGATGCCGTCGGTAGCCGACTGGATGCGCGTGTGGGACATGTGGGCCACGGCCGATTGGGAAGACGCCGTTACCCTGTCGGACAAGGCGCTGGCGGCCACTCAGGACGCCTACGATCGCGGCGACCCCTTGGCCCTGCGGGTGTGGGGATCTGGGCAGCTGCGGGCGGCAGTCAGCGCTGCCCGAGCCGGCCGAAAAGAGGAAACGGAAGATCGGATTCGTCATGCTCGGGAGGCAGGGAAGCGTCTGGATGCCTACACGGGTCCGCAGGCGTTCGACCGCTACTCGCTGAACTTCTCCAGCGGAAACGTCCACATCCACGCGATTTCCGTAGCACTGGAGCTGGGGAATCAGGCGCAAGCGATCAACCTTGAACAGCGCGCCAAGCCAGGACAGATCGACGCCCTTCCGAACTCCCGCAGGGGCCACCACCACATGGACATGTCCAGGGCATGGCTGTGGGACGGCAACCGCAGCAAGGCCCTGGGGGAGTTGAGGAAGGCTGAGAGCCTGGCCCCGCAACTCGTGCGGAACCACCCCATCGCAAGGGCCACGCTCCGTCAGATCGTTTATGCCGAGAGGGAGTCGACGCGCGAGCAGCTGCGAGGGATGTCCAACCGATTTCACCTCGATGACCAGGAGCTATTCCGCTGATTCATATTGGGGGGTAGCGGCGTCCTTACCGTCAGTCGCATGACGGACGGACGACGCACCCCCCAAGACGTCCAGCGCCGCAGGGCGTTGGCAGATGCGGCTGCCGGATGGGAGCCCAAGCGGGGCGACCTCGCCTACGACACCGGAAAGCACTGTGTCGGTGTTGTGGTCGCCTTACCAGAGGACACCGGCACAACGGTCTACAAACTCCGCCCCGATGGCGGCGGCGACGGTTGGACGGCGCCTTACGGCCGCCTCAAGGAACACCAGTCGCAGGCAGACGACGGCCTCACCCTGGACGAATCCGCTATGCCTCCGGACGGCTTCACCCCGGGCAGTGGGGGGCACGGCGTGACCGGGAGGGCGACGCGATGAGCGGCCGTCACGTGCGCGAGCATCCGTCACGGCCCGGCCTGGCTGTCGCCGTCCTGGGCACGCTGGGCCTGATGCCACCCGCTGTGATCCTCGGCTGGACCACGGAAGCCCACAGCGCGCCCGCCTCGGTCTCCTGCCCGGACACCGACTACGGGGCTCTTGCAACGACACATAGCGCCCCGGGGCAACCTCTCGATGCCACACCCCGCACCATCCCCTAAACCCGCCGGGCGGGGCTTGCGCCCTCGTCTGACGACACGACTGCCCTGCGGCAGGGGCAGGCCCTCGCGCCCAGCTACACCGATCCCTTGCCGCAGGGTGCAGAAGGGAGAACCGGATGAACGGCACCCGGATCCGCGAACAGGAGGACGTAGTGGCGGGCACCGTCGGCGACGACGTGATGACCGTGCACGAACTCCTCCAGGTCGGCGAAACCCTCCGTCCCAAGTGCGGGGCGGGGAAGTCGAAGGACCAGGCGGTCCAGTGGCTGCGTGTCGTGAACTGCCCTGCCTGCCTGGCAGGCGAGGAATGA